TGATAGTTAAATATAAGTAGATAATAAGTGTTACAAACCATTCTGCTAAAAATAAATCTTTCCGGCGATCAGTGCATGGATATCAATAAATTGAGTCCAACCAATTACGCATTATGCACGTAGGACTGATACAAGCCGCATCGAAACCATAACAACAATCTGTTAGGCAATCTTAGCTAGAAAACTCTCATAATACATCTCATAAAGGTTGGGACTTTTGTCGAGTCCAACCTTTGCAAGTTGCAAATTCACATCATTTCTAAAGCTCTTATAAGCATCTATACCATAGAAAAACATATACCAGGAGGCATCATGTATATTCGAATATAGTTGAGGAACAACTTCCTCGACTGTCTTGGCGCGAACCCAGTTCAACATTTCATAAATGGTATCTTTACTCATTAGAGGTATTCTCACACGTCCATCAAACCAAGCAGTCTTGCGTTTCAAGAAGCCCAACTCTATAAGTGGTCTTATTGCAACGCCTTCACTTTCTTTCTCTGCTGGGGTATATTCCAACCCATGATCAGCAAAGAACTTGCTTACCGAAATAAAATTAAACAGCGGCTGCATTTCGGCAGAAACAGCTACTGCATTGTCGTCTCCATATATCGCATCTCTGACATGTGTTTTATACAAGCCAGGGACCCTTCTACCAACAATAGCATAGAAGGCAATTCTAAGGTACATAGCATTTACCATAGTATTGATAATAACGGTCAAGGGGCATCCAGAGGGCATTCCATGGTGGGTCATATAAATCGAATTCAAAACCAATTGCGTAGTATGAATAATCATAGACATTATCATCTTCCTTATCTGACGGCACTGAATCTTATTCCAATGAAAAGTCTTACCACAAATGGTAATACGAATTCCATCAAGATAATCATCATACCAATCAGATATTATATCAGAGCATTTATCCATGCATTCAGCATACAACGTTCCATCAAAACATCCAAAATCTCCATCAAATCCTTTATCTGAAACTTCTTCCATTCTTCTCCATAACAATTCCCAGTCAAATGACTCGCAATCAATTCCTACAGCTGAGAAGGACTTTAACTTATTACGTTGGAATGCATTGATGAAATCAATGAAAAACATTCGACAAATCACAGTGAAATGAACAGGAGCAATTGTAAACAATCGCGTCTTGCCCTCTTCAATCTTACTCAATTTACGTCGTTCATCCTTCATACAATCAATCCAAATCGTAGGTGGTAAAGATCCATTCGACAGCATATTCAAATCACGCACAATCACTTTTCCAAGCTCATCAGTCAAAGTATAATTTCCAAGTCCATCATTATCAATCAACCAAGTCTTGCCAACTCCTCTTCGCATACTAACCCATGGAAAACCAGGGCTGGATGCTAGATTCATGGCATTAACTCCGGTTGAATCTCCATGCAAAACATAATTCATATCTAAATCAATCTCTGGCTTTCGTGGGAAAGGCATGGTCATTTCAATTCCAACTTCTGCTGCAGCATAGCGAACCAGCGCAGGATCAAAAGGAATAGTTTTATGACCATATTTCTCAATTCCACTCAACAAGGGGGATTTTCCAGACTTGTTCCTCACATCATATAATTTCAAAACACTAGGCTCGGTAACATGCTCTCTAACCATATCAAAAATAGGGGTAGGTCGTATATCAGTCTTTTCAGGTTGTCGAGGGGCAAACTGAGGGGCTACAGCACCAATTGGTGTAAAATATCCTTGGGGATCAACTTTCATCTCAACTCCATGGGCAATCACTCCAGTTGTTTCAACTCCTACAGCTTCAATTCCACCAGTCTCACAATCTGCCAGCAGCAAATCAAGCATCTCTCGGGTAACTAATTCAGAATACCCTACTGATGAATCTTCTTTACCAGCTACATGAATTCCAATGAATTTTCCTCTAACTTGCTTACTGTTTACTACTAATAAGGCTCCACAGTCACCAGGACGTGTGTCACCATAGTAATTCCATCCAGAACGAAGTTTCATACGCATTACTTCTCCATTCTTGGTATAAGAATACTTAATAGGGTCAACAGCATCAACTGGAGTTATTTTGCCATAAGAGCAAGATAACCCAGGATTTTCAATTCCATATCCAGGCAAGGTGTGCACAAGAGTTCCAGTAGCAGCTGAAATCTTATGCACTTCATTATCACTTATAAAAAGGTGATCCAATCTCTTTTGCATCGGAAATCGGGCACCCATTTCATAAAGGGCAACATCACAAATTCTTCCAAACTCATCACTAGTTGTAAACACATGTAACCTATTTGGATCATATTTGTCTTCATGGCTAATAACACCATCAGATACTTCAAGTAAAGTTCCTTCAACAATTCCAGTGAAAAAGTGGCGCGGCAATAAAATACAGCGACCACGAATTCCAGTACAATACATTCTAGTAGCTCCACTATCATCAATTCTTCTAATAGTATATAAATTCCATGGTAATCGGTCTCTAATCAGAGATTGGGCGTTTGGATCCTCAGATCCTTCAGCTCGCACTCCAGTTGTAGTTCTCAAATTTTGGCGGGGTCTAATCCTCCCTTTCACTGCATGTGTAGTTCTAGCATCACCAGATGCATAAAAAGCTTCCACACTTGTGTCAGGGGTATCGGGATCCTTAGAAGGATCAAAGAAACAATCAACTAACTTTTTCATAGCTTTCCAAGCTCCGATAGTTCCAATAAGTGCAAGTGCAACATGATAAATTTTGAATTTCTTCAACATCTCATGTGCAGAATGCACTACACTCTTAATAGTATTACAGGCACGCAACAATTGCAATTTAGCTGCTTCAAAATATTGAATCTTCGAAGACATCTTTACTGCAAGTTCAGCCTTAACTCTAATCACATCATCTCTAGTCCAAGTTAATCCACTTCTACTAAACCAACGTTCATCAATAATAGGGTTCTCATTAGTTTGATTCCAATCAAACGGTAATCCAGTCGTATTCTTTTCATCAGCTTCAAAATCAACCATTGCTTGTTGTATTACTACATCAAGTTCAGTTTTATTATCAGCCAAATTCTCACTAACACTCTGAACTGCATTATCCAAAATCAACTTTCGCAAAATAACAGGGACATCAACTCCAGCTTGAATCAAAAGATTCTTCTGAATTTTGAAATACTCCAACATTTCACTCTTCACTATTTCCAACATTTTCTTATACGTCACTTGTTCACCAACTTTACGGTTGACTACTTCAGGATCATATCTTTGATAAAAAACATGATCATGTTTCGATACAATATCAAATCCAATTTGTAAATTAGTCATTCCTTCAAACTGTGGTCTTAATCTAATCTCCCATAAACTATTACGTCTACGAAAGAAAGCAGCAGGCGTTGTAGCCTGATGGGTAACTTCAGGATATCCCTCATTTCCCAACATCAATATAATTGGTGAAGTGAAATGGATTTTCTTCTCTTCCAAATGGGCCATTGGAGGACAGAATATTGCAGAACTTTTCATTAGCATGAATTGCTCTACAGCATCAAAAGAAGACTGTCCTCCAATAG